TCTTGGGACAGTGCTATCAAACTTTGTTCCCTTTGCATGGGATGAACTTGTTACTGGGGATACGGCGCAGGGGGGTGCTCTTTATGAGAAGTTTGGAGAGGGACTCATGCAGACTGCGCGTGGTGATCTTGCTGGCGGCGCGGGGGCGATGACGACTGCCGGAGCACAGGTTGCGCTCAACATAATCGGAGCGAAGAGCAGCTACGAAAGTGTTGGCGAAACCTTGAACCGCGTCCATGCAGAACTCCTTGCGCTTGGCCCTGATGACCCGCGTCTCCGTGCAGACTTCGGTGTCGGCCCTGAGAACGGGAACCGCATGACTGAGGAAGAGTATGCATCGTGGTGGGGCGACGCTGGGAAGAAGTGGTACGAGAATGTCATTGGCTCTGGAGGAAGCTGGGACATTGAGCTTTCCTTCTCGAATGCGTTCTCGAATGAAACCCCTTCATGGGATCGTGTGGCATCAGATATTCAGAATAATATGAGGCGGAGGCTGGATGAGGGAGGCTTTTCTGAAGTCATGACCGCTGATGAAATGCTGAAGATTGAGAAGAATGTCAAAGAGCGGGTTGAGAAGAGCGCGGCTGAGTACAGCAGGTACAAGGTGGAAAAGGATGCACTTGAAGCAGATGAAGTTGCTGCGCTGCGGAAAGCCGAAGATGAATTTATTGCTGGTGGGGCAGAGGACTTCGGTGCCTATATGAAGACGGTGCGGGCAACGCGCAAAGCCTATTCAGAAAAACGGCGTGCGCTGACGGATGAGAAGGTTGGGAAGTACAAGGGCGTAACGGAACTCTTCAACTATGCAAACGCAACAGCCCTTGGGAATCTGTCAACGTATGACGCAGATGTCTATCATCATGCACAGGCTTCGTACTATGAGTACCTCTATGAAGACACACGGATGCCTGACGGAACGGTCATCCCGTCGATCGTGGACGATGATACGTCGATCGTGGACTGGGACTTGCGGGAGCAGAAGATGGGTCTCTGGGCCAGTGCAATGCGGGAGAAGTATCCGAATCTGCGAGAGGACCAGATTGCCCGGTATCGTATGCGTATCGAGCAGTCTACCAAGCGTGAAGCCCCGCCTATTGCACGGATGCTGCTTGAGGGGCAGGACTATATCTCGCAGACCAAGATCTCAGAAGATGGCAGGACATATTACGAACTTGAGAAGAATGCAATTCAAAATGCTATGCGGTATACCAATACCAAAACCCCTATGGTGCAGGCACAGAAGATCCACACTCAATGGAAGAATGCGAGTAAGCCGAACAAGGTAATGCTGGAGGCATCGCATGGTTGGCTCAAACTGGTAAGCCCGCTGGAAAGACAGGAAACTGCACGGGCGTTCCGGAATGATACGCGCATTGAAGGGATTCTCGTTCTCCTTGGGAAACGTGGAAGCTACCAGAATTTGCAAACGGCCAGAGCGAGAGAGGTCTATTCGATCTGGACGCGACATCTGACTACTGGTGGCCCGCATCTGGAAGGGGATAAACTTCAACACTTCGTTGCTGATGTTATCAATGGGGAAGACCTTTCGGCGTATAGGTAACTTGACATAAATCACATTGCGTAAAACAATAGGAAAAGGAGAGCTATGGTTACAGAGAGAAATACAGAGGAAGCGGTTCAGTTACAGGATACAGAGGTTCAAATTACTGACCAGAGTCCGGAACCGGAAGTAACGCAGGAGGAGGCCCAGCCGGATGTTGCCCCTGTCTCAGGGGAAGAAGCCGTTGCTGCGCCTGCTGCGGAACCACCGCAGACCGGGGCTGTTCCAGAACCTCCTGCGCCTCCGGCAGCGGCTCCGGATCCATTAGCGGGAGAAGCGGGCCGGAAAAATCTTCAGGAGCTTGAAGAACTGCACAAGTTGCGTCAGGTAAACGCGCAGAAAGAATGGGAACAAACAATCCTGCGGCGGGCACAGAATGTCGAGAGGCAGGCCCAGCAGCAGGGAATAGAGCCGCAGACTGCACGGCAGATGGCGCGGCAGTATATCGGGCACCAGAAGGAGCTTCGGGATCAGGAGGATAAAGCATTAAACCTTATCGGCTTTGTCGAGGGGAAGAACAATGCTGCGATGCACTTTGGAAACAAGTACGGACTCATTCCAAAGCAAGCCCTTGATGATCTCGTTGCACTGACACGCTTCCAGTCTCCACAGGAGATGGAACATGAAGCACGACGTATCCAGCAGCACCGAAAGCAGGCTGCTGAAATAACCCGTCTCAAGCAGGGACAGGTTGCTCCGCAGACTTTCGACAATAGTCAGGGATCGGCGGAGGCCACGACGAATCAGGATAGGCTCCTTGATGCGTATCTTGCTGGGGACAGGTCGGATGCTGCGGTACGAGCAGCAAGAAGGCTAACACTGGGAAATTAAGCAAGGAGGATTCTGATGGCTCAGACAGCAACCACTGGTAGTTTAGAGAATGCCCAACGGATTATCATCGCATCTGCGAGATACACCGAAGAGCATAATGCACCTGCAATGAACTTGATCGAGAAGTTCACGTTGCCCAAGGGGTCCAAGCAGGTTACCGTCCCCAAGGTTGGACAGATGAGTATGTCTGATCTTGTTGACGGACTGGATATTGTCGATGAAGAGCAGATCGGAATGACGACCGTTGACCTGACCGCATCAGAGGTTGGCGCAAAGATCATCATTACCGACAAGCTTGCACGACAGAGTGCCGAGAATGTCTTCTCACTCATCGGGCGACAGCTTGGTGATGGCATGGCACGGAAGAAGGACGTGGACGTATTGGCCCTGTACAGCGGCTTTAGCACCGACATCGGTGCAGCAGGCCGCTCTATGAGCCTCGCAAACGTCTCTGCGACCGTTGCGTATGCCAAGGGGAAGAAGTTCGGATCTCAGGTCTACATTGTCCAACACCCGTTTGCGGTGTGGGATATTGCGAACACAGCGGTTACCGCATCTACAACCTACCCAGTACCCGCTGGGTGGTCGGCAGAACTGCTGGGGAATTTCTTCAGCGGACTTCGGCCAATGAATGGTGTGCCGATCTTTGAGGATGGGAACATCACCATTGATAGCAGCGATGATGCAGTCGGTGTGTGTGCTGACAGAAGCGCACTTGGTGTGGTAATGAGCGTGGATACCCGGACAGAGCGACAGCGTGACGCATCCCTTCGGGCAACTGAAGTGGTTATCACCGCTGACTACGGAGTATTTGAACTCGACGACAGCAAGGGTGTTGCCTTGACTCTTGATGCTGCTACACCTGCAACGTCGTAAGGAGATAACGTATGCCAATGACTACTAAGGAACGTACTGATCTCCGTCAGGAATTGGTAAGTAGCGGGTATTCTTGGGAATACATTGACGAGTGGCCTGCAAAGACCACGCTCTACTGGCACCGCGATAACGGGGTGAAGGCAGTAGGGTCAACAGTGAGTGGAGTCCCGGGCAACCCTGACTATGTAAGTAGAAAAGCCAGAATAGGCTTATTACAGTGGCCTCCAAGCGAGGCATGTACCTGTAGATGGTGCGTGGAGAGGAAGGGGAATGATACAGATGTGGCTGCGCTTCAAAAGAGTAGTGGCAGAACTGCCGGAAGCCCGCAAGCTGCATCTGTGTCCCCCGAACCTCGGGCCTCGAAACAGTGGATGACCCGAAAGGGACGACACAAACAAAGTTAGGTGTAACGATTGCCGTGCCTAGCGCAAAAAATTTACAACGGCGGTCGCAGGGTTTGACCCTGTAGCATAAAGGAGCTTGAATCATGGCATTTCCAAATATAGTGAATGGTCATTATGGAATGGAAAAGGAATCGACGACATCAAAGAAGCGTCGATTAGGAACGAAGATGGTTCTTCCTGACGGAAGAGTGTTCTTCTATGGCTATACAGGTGAGGCTGTTACCGCTGGCAAGATTACGATGGGGAAAGCCACGTCATCAGGCCACATTAAAGACTTGGCAATAGCAGCGGCAGTCTCAGCCAATGCGTCTGGTATCGGTGCGATCACCGTAACTAACGCAACAACGGCAATCTCTGGTTCTGAGTACTACACCGGAAGCAGGGGCGATGTCGGAGACTATGAGGATGGATACATCTTCGTAAACGATGCAGCCGGGGAAGGCCAGTGTTGGCCTATCTGGAGGCATTCTGCTGCGACCTCAAGCGGCACGCTCACCATTGACCTCTTTGAGAATGACTTTGTCGTGACTGCCTTGACCACCTCTTCTGAGGTTGGGCTTGCCAAGAACCCATATGCGGCCGTCGAGCTTTGGGATGTAAACGACATCGACGGCGTTGTCGCTGGTATTCCCAACAGGGACATAGCCAGCGGTTCGTATGGCTGGTTCCAGACTGCTGGCCCCTGTGCCGTGCTGACAAATGGCACAGTTGTTGTCGGCAAGAACATGATGACTGGTTCCACAACTGATGGATCTGGTGACGTTATTGCTGATGACTCCAGCGCAGAGTTTCTTATTGGTGGCGTTATTAACGTAGCTGCTACCACTGAGTACTCGCTGGTTGACTTGCAGATCAGGTACTAAGCCGTGAGTACAGGACTATGGACTCCAGCCGGGGGGACTCTTTTAGGAGTCTCCCCCGCTGGATGGAATGTGGAAACAGGCGGCCAGATTCATGTTACTCGGCTTATGCTAAACAAAGTCGATAAATTTGGCGAACCGCACTCACAGGTGGTGCATATCGTCAGCGATAAGGCAATGAGTAAGGGGCAAATCGAAGAGATGATGGGGAATGCTGCGGATAAGTTTATGCAGGAAGTGCGTGAGAAGTACGACAAGCGGCCCCCAACTGTTGAGGAACGCAAGGAAATAGGCCGTGCGCTCAATGAGTTTAACAGGCACCTGAGGCGCAGAAAGGCCAGCACGACAGGAAAAATCTACTTTTAGGAAAAGGAAATGGAACAGAAAGATTTACCGATAGACATTACAACAGAAGATGTTCAAGCAGTCATGCAACGGAGCGCACTGTTCACACTTCAGGTACAGAACCAAGCGTTACAGCGCATGGTTGTTGGGTATGTTGAGCAGATAAATACCCTCAGAAACGAGTTGGACAAGTCTAAGAACGGCAAGTCCGAGAAAGGATCATAAGATGCCTAAGGTTGGCGGGCGACATTTCGCATATACTGCTGCTGGGAAGAAAGCAGCGAAGCGGCATTCAAAGGCCACGGGGCAAAAGATGACCGCTGATAAGAAACGCAAGAAGACCGCTGGGAAGTATTAGTTATGGCTGAAAAGAAGTCCAGAAAGTTTACGAAGGACGAGCTTGCCAAACTTAAGGACCCGGCCTACTACCTTGCCATGAAGGCTGCAAGTGCCGTAACCAAGCGGACGCGCCGTGTGGCAAAAAATCCCAATCAATAATTATGAGGGAATGCCATGCCGTCGATACAGGGGAGGACTCGTGAGCAGCTAAGGCAGCATATTGGCAGGTCAATCGGGGGAGTCTACGTCTCTGCTGCCACAACAAGCGGGAGTACGACAACCTTACTGGATAACACCCTTGTCCTCGGAGGGGCAGATACCCAGATTGGGAAGTGGGTCCGGTTCACAAGTGGTGACAACGATGCCTTAACGCGTCGTGTCACCGATTCTGCGATTAGCAGCAATGTAACGACGCTGACGTTTATGCCTGCTGCCACAGCGTCTACTGCCTCAGAATCGTATGAGCTTTGGGATGGGGCGTATAACCCTGATGACGTTGATGACTACATCAATCAGGCTATTATGTCTGCGACCGGATGGATATACGATCCCATCGAGAACATCGAACTCCACGGTGATGGACACCAGACACGCTTCGATATCCCCAGCAACATCTCCATGATCTCCAAGGTCGAGTATCGCCACAAGGTGAAGGCCACACGTATCCATTCCTGTGCTACGACATTTGACGAGGCAACGGACGGGGACTTTACTCAGGCTCTGGACACAAAGGATAAGAAGCAGGGGGCGCAGAGCCTCAAGCTCACCATAGCAGTCGGCGCATCAGCAGGGGATTTCGTCTCTGATAGTATTACCAGCACGAATATCTCTGGCTATGACACGATCGAGATGTGGGTGAAGAGCACCGTGGCAACGAGTGCGGGGAACCTGAAGCTGTTGCTTGATGATACTGCATCTTGTGCAAGCCCCATAGAAACACTTAATATCCCTGCCCTTAGTGCGGATACATGGACCTTTGTGCGGATGTCTTTATCTAATCCAGAGACAGACACGGCGATCGTCTCCGTAGGGCTGGAGTATGACTCCGACCTCGGAGCCTGTACGGTCTGGATCGACGATATCTCAGCGGTTGCCAATGACACCGCTGAGTGGACGACCCTCGACAGGCGGAACTGGAAGATCGACAAGGAGTCTCGGGACCTTGTCCTTCTCAGGGATGGGCAATGTGCAGTGGGTTATGCGCTTATCAAGCTAACTGGCGGAGACAAGCCTGCCCTGCTTACGTCTGATTCTACTGCGACAGAGATTGATGAGGATTACATCATTGCTCATGCGGTAAACCTTGCCCTGCTTGCAACATCTGGCGGGCAGGCAACAGATCCTGATGCCAAACGGCAACTGAGTGCTTACTGGGCTAGCGTCGCAGAGCGGGCAAGAAGGAAGTTCCCGATGCTGGTGAATGTGAGGTCAGTTGATTAATGGCGAACTCAGTCGTTGAGAAGAATGAGATCTTTCTGAATGGCGTGTACTATCCGATAACACGGCCCATACGCTCCACGCTTGCATCCATATACCCGGCGAAGGTTGTTATCGGGGATACCACCAAGGACTCCAACCTGCGCTCATCCATCATATCGTGGGCTGATTGGCGTGGTGGTATCGGCGTTAACCGAATGGAAGGGGCAGGAGAGGTTAACCGTGCATGGTACTCCACCTGCCAGTTGCGTTATAAGAACCACCTTGTCCTTCCCGGGCTGGCAACAGCTACAACAGCACCCTCACATAGCCTTACAGGTGGCACTATAGGGGCAATCAACACCCTCGCTGACGAGGTATACGCGTTCTGGAATGGCACCGTAGGTGAAAGCCCAAAGCTATTTAAGTATGCAAATGCCACAGGCAGTTGGGGGTCAGCGTTAACACAGAGCGCAACCGATCAGGTGACGGACAGCGTGGTGTTTACAGACGCAGCAGGGACAACCTACCTAGTCTTTGCTCACTATGACAGCAATGGAAGCGGGTATACCTACTCATCAAATGGCTCAAGCTGGACAACAGATACAACGGATGCGAAGTTCCTAGCCGTCTGGGATGAAAGGCTTTGGGGAATCAGCCATGCCGGGCAACTCTGGTATGCAACGACAATCGGGACTGAGGTTCTTGATGCAGTCCTCCCGCTCCCTGACGGCTCCGTCACAGCATTATTCGTAGCGCGTAATGCTCTAGGTATTCCTATTATCTACGCAGCTACCACACGAGGATTATTTGCACACAATGCTGACAATGCCAAATGGGAGAAAACCCAGATGGACTTTCCCACGCACCCTGACAATGGCAAGGGGACACTGACGTGGCGCGACTCCGTGTACATTCCTAGCGGGAACGGGATATATAAGTATATCAACGGGAACAATGCAGCAGTCATTACGATCATGGGTCCTGACAGGGATGACGGGTTGCCGGCAGATAAACGTGGGGCAATACGGAAGATGGCAGGATCTCACAATGAACTCTTAGTCGGGCTTGATGCACAGGCAGCACCTGCTTCTATATCGTCAACGTCTATTCCGTATCAGTGGATAAGCCACCACGGGTCACAGGTCATAGCCGCCGACTCCGGGTACAGCAACATCTTGGGATATAACGATATGGGCTGGGAAGTGAAGTGGGAGTCAGACGAGAAGGGAAAAGGGCTGGACAGCATCCATGTGTCCGATGCCTACGAGAAGTACAGGGTTTACTGGGGGCATAACAACAAGGTGCATTTCATGGACTTGCCGAAGGATATTATCAATCCCTCGGAAGTGGAAGAATTTGCTTACGCTACAAGTGCGACACATGAGACTCCTTGGTTTAATGCAGGGCAATCGGAGGTCGATAAGCTCGCACTCAAATTACGCATTGAGGCACAGGATCTCAGCAGCACGGAAACAATCAAAATTGAATATGCCTTAGACTACGCAGATTCAGCAGCAAACTATACGGAAGCTGTAGAGACGCTTAACTCAAGCGCAATGGGTGCGAGTTCTGGCACATATACCTACACATTTGGCAGCAGCTTAGGCACCGCCTTCCGTGCAATCAAGTTCAGGCTCACGTTGAACCGATCAACCGCTACTACATCGGGGCTTGAAAAGTTTAGCACGCCAGACGTGGTATCTCTCACTCTTGAGTACCGCAAAAAGATTGCAGCCAAGTGGGGGCACACGGTAGATATTGATATAACAAACGAGTATAAGGGGAATGTGCCGAAGGACTTACGGGCAGCACTCGTAACCGCAATAGAGAGTACTACTCTTGTTGAGTTCACGTTCAGGGATGACTCAGGCGGGACGAGGAACTATTATGTTGACGTGGTCGGAGCGCAAGGAATGGAATTTACAGGCCACGATGAACGTGGATCAACAACGATACAGGTCGTAGAGCCATAGGAGAAAAGGAATGAGAGTTGATTCAGGAACAACGAATGTTGGAACAGCAGGAACAGCGGTGCAGGTAAGCAACGTAACGAACAGGGTTAAGCAGGTGGAGTTTAAGGCATTAGCAGGAAACTCGGGCTTGGCCTATGTTGGCGAGAGTGATGTCTCTGCGAGTAATGGATTTGAACTGAGCGCAGGGAATACAAAGATTTACAATTTCGGAGAGTTTGGTGGCAGCGTCCCAGCGAATGTGTTTTACGTGGATGTAGCTACCAACAATGACAAGGTTTGTTGGAGCATGATACTGGAGGGATAGGGTGACCACGCAGCAAACATTGCCAGAGGTGCCTCAAGGCTGGGAAGGCTCTGTGCCTGAGTTCGTAGCCTACCAAACATTTATTCAGCTTGGCAGGCGACCGAACTTTGACTTTACGTACCAGTCTCCCCTTATGGGGGGGAGGATGGATAAGGGTGGCGTTGTCCTTGACTTCTTGTTTTCCGATCCTCCCGACCTAGCAGTAAACGTACAAGGTGTATACTATCACTATGAATTTGGCGTGGAAGCAAAGGCACGGGACGTGATGGCGCGAGCAAGTCTTGCTGGACAAAACATCACGCTTGTCTTTATTGATGATGATGATCTAATGCGTGATCCAAGGTTTTATTGCGAAGAGGCATTAAGATATCGAGATCACTCCAGACTAGGAGGCGGGTAGATGTCAGTTAATTTTAGAGGCTATCTTTTTAATGATGCTGGAACAGCAATTCAAAATGCCGATGTCGTGCTGCTGGAAACAGGGACAACGACACAAGAGGCAACGACAACAACTGACTCAAATGGGCTTTGGTATTTCAACGAGTCAGACCAAGACCGCTACGATATAAAAATCAGCTACGGCAGTTCAGTGCGGTATATGCGCTGGGATGACCAGATCAGCCTAAAAGAGATCGACATTCGGAACAACACAGGGAACACTACCCCTGCTGCGACGTTCACTAACCTAACGGACAATGCTGCCAATCAGGTAGCGGTCTTTAGCGGTGCTAATTCTACGAAGGCAGATGATGACGAGATCTACCTCTCCTTCAAGATGCACGATTCCGCTGGGAACCTTGATGAATTTGCCCGGATGACCGTGGTAGCAACAGACGTAACGTCTGGCTCTGAAGATGGACAGTTTGAGTTCGACGTAATGAAGGGCGGCAGCCTCATCAAGGCATTCACTATTGCTTCCTCTACAACGGGCTCGCAGTCTATAGACTTCAACCAAGACTCGGTAACATTCGGTACTGGCACAGCAGCTACAGATATCACGCTGACATTCGATGCAGAAAGTGCTGACGGTGTTATCACATGGATGGAAGACGAGGACTACTTCAAGTTCTCTGATGAGATATTGATGAACAGCACCGAAAAGATATTGTTCGGCGACACTGCGACCTTCATTCATCAGTCGTCCGATGGCGTGATGACCATTGATGGAGAAGCGACTATAGACCTTAATGCTTCTACAGCAGTTTTAGTTAGCAATGACTTGAAACTCAATAGCGACTCTGCTGTTTTAGGCTTCGGATCAGATAACGACACAACCCTAACTCATACAGACGGGACAGGGTTGACGTTAAACTCAACGAACAAATTGACGTTTGGAGATACAGGCACATTCATTCATCAGTCTTCTGACGGTGTGCTGACTATAACCTCAGACACAACCGTAGATATTAACGGCGCAGTGGTTTTTGACGGAGCAATTACTGGAGCAACAAACATTACCTTATCTGGCGAACTAGATGCAGCAACGCTGGACATATCTGGTAATGCCGATATAGATGGAACATTAGAGGCAGATGCCATTACTGTAGACGGTGCAACCCTTGCTGAATATATAGCAGATACAGTGGGGGCGATGGTATCGAGCAATACTGAAAGCGGCATTACTGTTGCATACCAAGATGGGGATAACACCTTAGACTTTACAGTTGGCACACTTAACCAAGACACCACTGGTACAGCAGCCATAGCGACTACAGTCACGATCACGGATAACGAATCCACAAATGAAGAGAATGCCATTATCTTTACTGCCGGGGGCGATGTTGATGGTGGCAATCTAGGGCTTGAATCTGATGGCGACCTGACTTACAACCCAAGCACTGGCACGGTAACAGCTACGATATTTAAGGGGAATATTGATGCTGTTGATGGTGACTTTGATGGGACGCTAGAAGCTGATGCTATTACCATCAATGGAACTAACGTAGTGTCAGGTAGTCTTATCACAACCTTGGGAACTATTAGCGCAGGAGTGTGGAACGGCACAGCCATAACAGGTGCGTATATCAATGATGACATTATCTCTGGTCAGACTGAATTAGCCTCTGGTGGCATAGCGGCAGCAGATGAGCTTTTAATAAGCGATGGGGGAACCGTTAAGAGGATAGGTGTAGACAACTACATTATAGATTCCCCGGCACTGGTATCTGAAGCTGCAATAGCCAATGGTGACTACCTGTTATTCCTTGATGGCGGGGCTACTGGCTCTGCAAAGAAGGAGGCATTGGCTGATCTGGTAGGACTAATGGCAGGAACTGTTACCACTACTGGCCTATCAGATGCAAGCAGCGTACTTAAACTTGATATTCAAAACATGACCGCCTCCACTACTATCGCCGATGCTGATCTAATCGTCATTGACGATGGCGCAGGTGGGACACTGAGGAAGATGACGAGGGCAAACTTTATCGAAAGTGCAGCCTTGGATTCCGTCAACATAGATGGCGGTGCTATTGATGGCACAGTTATTGGTGCCAATAGTGCAGCAGCGGGAACATTTGCAGCACTTATATCAACGACATTTGCTCCAACAGATGATATAACCACGGCTGCTGGGAAAGACCTGAATTTAGGTGATGGAGGCAACGTCAATATCACCGCCCCATTGCTTGCTGGTGCTGACCACACATACTCTGGCACTACGGCACAGATGCTTGCTGGTGGGGCCATTGGGGCATTCGATCTGGTTTGCATTCATACCACTACACAGGAGATCGTGAAGGCTGATGCCAGTGCAGTAGGAACGGCGAGGGCAATCGGCATTGCTCCCGCAGCTATCAGTGATGAGGCAACCGGGACTGTTCTATTGCATGGATTCATCAGGGATGACACTTGGAACTGGACGACAGGCGGTGTTATCTATACGTCAGAAACAGCGGGTGACCTTACGCAGACTGCTCCGACAACTGATGGGGCATTTGTACAGGTGGTCGGGATAGCGTTGGAGCCAGATGTCGTTTTCTTCAATCCATCACTCGATATAATTGAACACGCATAGGGGTAGTTGATGGCGAACGAGATTGAAAAGTTAAACACTATTGCCATTACCAATATTGAGAAGTTCAATACCTTTTCCGATAGTGATATCGAGAAGATCAATGGCTTTGAGTTCACTGGCGTGGCGTTAAAGACGGGCATCATGGGCTTCGGCAATGGTGATGCCGGGAGGGTTGGAATAACCAACCTCATCAGCAACGTAGGAGTCGTAGGTAGTGATGTCAGTGCCGTAGGTTCGGCAAGAAATGAGACTGCTGCTACTGAGTACGGCACTGGGACAGCGATCTTCGCATTTGGGACTACCTACAGTGCTGGTTCTGTCGCTACATCCAACCTTGTAAACTCTTCTGGCGTAGTCGCATCAGACACCTCTGGTGTAGGAGAAGCAAGAGGGCTATTAGCAGCAGCGGCTTATGGAACGGATAAGGGTATCTTTGCCTATGGGGAATCGGGATCATCTGGCATAGTCTCACTATCAAACCTTGTTAGCAACTCAGGCGTGGTAGCATCAGACACTTCTGGTGTAGGCACAGCGAGAGCTTCACTTTGTGCTACTGAGTACGGCTCCGATACCGCCATTTTTGCGCTTGGTTATATAGGGAGCAGCCCCTATTATCTTGGCTTGAGCAACCTCGTTAATAACTCAGGTGTCATTGCCTCAGACACGTCTGCCGTTGCTACGGGCCGCTATCTCCCATCAGGAGTAAAATATAGTACGGACAAGGGAATATTGCTTCAGGGGATAGCAGCAAGCACTGACGGATACAACACAAATAAAGTAAGTAACTCAGGGGTTGTTGCCTCTGACGTTGGCGGGGTCGGGACTGCCAGATACGGCTCAGGTGCCTGTGAATACGGAAGTGGAAAAGGCATTGTC